TTTTATCCCATTTGGCATCATCAGTTTGATGATCTTATTGTACTTAAAAACAATCAAGGAACCGAAGAAACCCGAGTCCGTCATATGGATTATGGGGTTGTGCTTACCAGTTTCTTCTGGAGAAGATTTAGAAACAAAGAAAACATAACATTCTTTGATCCTAATGAAGTTCCAGATCTGTACGAAGCATTCTATTCAAACACAGAAAGATTTAATGAATTGTATGTCAAGTACGAAAAAACGCCAGGTCTGCGAAAGAAAACAATGAGCGCAGAGGAAGTTTTTAAAAGCGGTATTCTAAAGGAGCGTACTGACACGGGTCGTATCTACTTGGTATTCATCGACAACGTAATGAATCAAGGACCGTTTGATCCTGAGTATCATACTATCTATCAGTCAAATTTATGTTGTGAAATACTTTTACCTACTAAACCGTTTAAGCGTCTTGATGATGCTGACGGCCGCATTGCTTTGTGTACTTTGGGGAGTATCAACTGGGGAGCTTTCAGGAATCCAGAGGATATGCGCCGTGCTTGTAGGATATTACAGCGCAGTCTTTGTAATATTCTCGACTACCAAGATTTTTTAAGTATTCAAAGCAAGTTATCAAATGACGAAATTCAGCCACTGGGCATTGGTGTTACTAATCTAGCCTACTGGCATGCCAAGAGAGGATTAAAATATGGAGAAAAAGATGCGCTTGGAGAAGTTAAAAGCTGGATGGAACATCAAGCATTTTATCTCACAGAAGCATCAGTTGAATTGGCCAGGGAAAGAGGCAAGTGTAAAGACTCTGATAAAACTTGGTATGGTCGAGGAGTATTCCCGTGGGAAAGACGTGCCCAGGGCGTAAATGAATTGGCTAACTTTGCTCCCGAATTAGACTGGGAAACATTACGTGAGGAGATGAAACAACATGGTGTTAGAAATGCAACGCTTATGGCCATTGCTCCTGTTGAATCTAGTTCTGTGGTCATTAATAGTACTAATGGTATTGAAATGCCTATGTCTCTCATATCAACTAAAGAAAGCAAAGCAGGAAGCTTCACACAAGTTGTTCCCGAGTATCATAAGCTAAAAAATAAGTATCAGCTAATGTGGGATCAACGTGACTGCGCGGGCTATATCAAAACAGCAGCAGTATTAGCTGCTTATGTTGATCAAAGTATTTCAACAAATACTTTTTATAATCCTGCTCACTTTCCAGATAGAAGAGTTCCGACAACACTGATTGCCAAAAATCTTATGCAGGCACATCTTTGGGGAATTAAAACTTTTTACTATAGCCTAATCAACAAAGCTGGCGCCAAACACGAAGACAAAACACCAGAAGTTCATTATAATGGATTCCATAATGAACGTGAACTAATTGAAGAATTTTTAGAAGACGATTGCGAGTCATGTAAATTATGAGTAAACAACAATACAACCTACAGACAAAGACAGACTACCTAAATCGTAAAATGTTTCTAGACCCGCAAGGCCCAGTAACTATTCAACGATTTGAAGAAGTTAAATATAATAAAATTGCCGACTTTGAAAAGACAGCTCGAGGTTTCTTTTGGGTGCCTGAAGAAATTAGTTTGACTAAAGACGCACAAGATTTCAAAGATGCATCAGATGCGGTTAAACATATCTTCACTAGTAATTTGTTGCGTCAGACTGCTTTAGACAGTATCCAAGGCCGCGGCCCAAGTCAAATCTTTACACCGGTGATAAGCCTACCAGAATTAGAAGCATTGGTCTACAACTGGACTTTCTTTGAAACTAATATTCACAGTCGCAGCTACAGTCACATCATTCGTAACATCTACAACGTGCCCAAGGAAGTGTTTAACACTATCCATGACACAGAAGAAATTGTTAATATGGCATCAAGTGTTGGCGAATATTACGATAAGCTACACGAGATTAATTGTGGTAAAGAGTTAGGAATGGAGCAGACTCTTGAAATAACAGAAGAAGAACATATAGAAGCAATCTACTTAGCTTTACATGCCAGTTACGCACTAGAAGCATTCCGCTTTATGGTATCATTTGCTACAAGTCTTGCCATGGTAGAGAATAAGATCTTTATTGGCAATGGTAACATCATCAGCTTAATCCTACAAGACGAACTCTTACACAAAGGTTGGACTGCTTGGATGATCAATCAAGTGGTTAAGGAAGATCCTCGCTTTGCTCGAGCAGCACAAGAATGTCAAGAAGAAGTGCTACAGATTTATAGAGATGTTATCGCAGAAGAAAAAGCATGGGCAGATTATTTGTTTAAGAAAGGTCCTGTAATCGGACTTAATGCTAACATTCTTAAAGACTTTGTTGACTATACCGCAGTAGGCGCACTTAAAGACATTGGTATTAAATATTGGAATCCTGCTCCTAAGAGCACACCTATCCCTTGGTTTAACAAACACAGCGATACGAGCAAGAAACAAACAGCACTACAAGAAAATGAATCAACTAATTATGTCATTGGCGTGATGAGTGATTCTATAGATTATGATGAACTACCTGCGTTATGAAATTGAGATCGTTTGGAGATAGTTGGTATTGGTCATGGTACTATCGTAAACCATTTAAATCTTTAGCGATAAGATCAACGTTACATCAAGAATCAGGATTACCTACACTAGAAAGTTTTTTGAAATTTTACGGAGTTGACTGTCATACAGAAAATGAACCTGGATGTACATTCTATAGAACAGTTGAAAAAATAACTCAAGAGTGCTCAGTTGATCCTGTCGTAGATTATAACATTGTATTTTTCTCTAATCTGGTTAGAGGAGACAATTGGAAGAATCATACTTTCGACTTTACAAATTATCAATCTTGGATGAAAAAATGGAAACAAGATTGTTATAATTTATTTGTCCAATTAGAAGAATGGAGTAAAAGGAATAATCAAAAAATATTACTCATAGGCGGACAATGTACGTTACCAAATGATGTACTAGAAAGTCTTAATCTTGAACCTAATATTTTTGTATTAGCTGAATGTGTAAGTTATAAAATTCTAAAAGAATACGCTAAAGTTTCTGTTAATAAGCCTTTTGGAATATTTAAGTGTAGTAGAGACTTTTCTCACTTCGCTGACAACACATGGGATAAACAATTAGTAAATGAAATATATGAAGATCAACACTATTACGATCAAACTGTGAATAAAGAGTTTTTAACTAATGACTATTATCATCTTAGTGCTATAGGTCATCTTTATTTGACAGATATTATTATAGATAAAATTGAATATTTAGAAAAAAGGAAATAAAAATGAAAGCAATTGTTTGGAGCAAATACCATTGTCCTTACTGTGATCAAGCTAAAATGTTATTAAAACAAAAAGGCATTGATTTTGAAGAACGAAAAATTGGTGACGGATGGACTAAAGAAGAACTACTTGAAGCTATACCTACAGCTAGAACAGTCCCTCAAATTATATTAGGCGAAACCTACATTGGCGGATACACAGAATTAAAAAAACACTTCGAAGAGGCAGCATAATGTTATTACAAAACTCAAAATTTCTTTCTGGAGATACAATTAGTATCAAACTTGTCAGCGGAGATGAATTAATTGGCAAATATGTAAAAGAAGACATGACCACAATTACTTTATCAAAGCCCATGATGTTGGCCATGACACCAAAAGGTCCGGGTCTAGCACCTGCTATGATGACAGTAAATCCTGAGCAAGATTTTACGATAAATAAATCAGCAGTGATTTTACAGGGCGAAACTATTAAAGAAATCGCAGATCAGTATACTTATCAAAGTACTGGTATACAACCTGTAAGAGCAGGCAGTATTGTAACCTAAAGGAAATTCTATGGCAGTGACTTTTACCGCAGCTAAGACTTTGTTAGCACTAGAAGCAACTATTCTAGCTACTGAAGCCACTGTAGCTGGCTTAACAACTTTGTCTACAGCGTTAACTGACTTATCAACAGAAATAGCACAGTCGGTCACTGAAGAAGAATTTTTTGGCGGAGGAACTACTAATTATGCTGGGGGAGGTGGCGGATTTACCGGCACTGAGCATGGCTCAGCAGCAATAGTTTGGAGTAAAACTTTAGATTTGGCTGCTGCTGCTATAAGAACTAAAAATTCCAGTTTGATTAAAGTATCGTTAGATAACATAGCCACAGACATTGATGCCATTGCTACAGATATTGATGCTATAGCCACAGACATTGATACAATAGCATCAAACTCTACTACTATTAAAGATAAGCAGACTATTTTAGCAGACAAACAAACTGCGATAGAAACCTATCAAAAGAAACTAAAAGAATTAGGTGAAACTACTGGTATTAGAAGTAGAGGTCCATTTGAATCATGGGGCAATATTTCTACATATAAATTCCTAATAGAGCAGGGTAAGATATTAGATCAAGAAAACGCAGTGTCGCCTGAAAAATATGCTCAAGCATTAGCTGCAGTTCAAACATACTTGAATTTAATTAATGAAAAAGGTAAAGAATTCTAATGCCGGGCGTAGCTAGAATTGGAGATAGTGTTACTACAGGGCATGGATGTGATGGCTCAACAACCATAACCGGCCCTACAGGTGCAGGAGCCAATGTATTTGCCAATAACAAACCAGTTGAATGTAAAGGCAATCCCACTGTAATCCATAGATACGGTGGTAGACGCTGTTCGGCACAACACGAAGCGGCTATTAATGCTGGATCTCCTAATGTATTTGTTGCCAACATTCCTTTAGCAAGGATAGGCGACTCCTGCGATGCTGGGGCTATTTCATCCGGCTCAGGTGATGTTATAGCCAATTAAGTTGACAACAATTTAATATTAGTCTATACTTAACTCATGAATATATTTTTAGACATGGACGACGTTGTCGCCGACTGGATGGCCTCTGCTAGAGACATCGTAAAAAGAAACTGGAACTACGGAGAACGTATTCCAGACAGTGATTGGAACAAAGTAAAAGCCAAAGAACGATTTTATAGACACTTGCCACTTAAAGCAGGAGCACACGATCTTGTTAATTGGTGTAAAGATTACTGTAGTAAAACAGAATCGGGTTTATTTTTTCTAACAGCACTACCACATGACTACTCTATGCCCTGGGCGGCACAGGACAAAGTATGGTGGGCCAACGAACATTTCCCTAACATACCTGTATTTTTTGGACCCTATAGTCACGATAAATGGAGACATTGTAGTAGTCCAAAAGATATCTTAATTGACGATCGTACTAGTAATTGTGAAGAATGGATTCGATCTGGTGGTCGGGCACACATCTACAGAAATTGGGATGACTGTAAAGTTTGGCTTGAGAATATTTTGCTAACTGATCTATCACGATAACTAAAAGTACAAGGAGATTATTATGGCTACAAACAGATATCAAGATTTTACAAAAATTATGGAAGCAATGGAAAACGACTTTGAAAAGTTTTATGACAAAGAAGTTGGTGCTGCCGGAACTCGTGTTCGCAAACACTTACAAGATTTAGCTAAACTTTGCAAAGAAGTCCGCAATGATGTAACTGCGGTTAAAAACGCCCGTAAAGAATCAAAATAAGTAAACGAAAACTGGGCTAAATACGTTATATACTTACAAGGAGTAAGTTATGAAAAAAGTATTAGCTGTTCTACTGTTAGGGTTTAGTTCAATGGCATTTGCCCAACACCACGGGCATCGTTGGCATCACGGACATCACCATCAAAGGCATTGGCATTCAAACCACGGATGGGTTGTGCCTGCTATTATAGGGGGTGCTGTAGTTTACGCCGCAACTAGACCAGCACCAGTTGTACAGCAACCTACTGTTATATTACAACCTAATCAAATTATTATTGACGGTGTATTATACACAAAACAAATAATGATTATTAATGGTGTACATACTGAAGTTTTAGTGAGGTCATAATGGCATATTCTAGTAAAGTTATAGATCACTACGAGAATCCTCGCAATGTTGGTAGCTTTGACAAGAATGATGATTCTGTAGGTACAGGTATGGTCGGTGCTCCGGCCTGCGGTGATGTAATGAAATTACAGATAAAGGTAGATGATGCGACAGGTATTATCACAGACGCGAAATTTAAAACTTATGGCTGCGGCTCAGCGATCGCCAGTTCATCACTCGTTACGGAGTGGGTCAAAGGTAAGACGCTGGACGAGGCGGGAACTATTAAGAATACTCAAATCGCCGAAGAGCTTGCTCTCCCCCCAGTTAAAATACATTGCTCAATTCTTGCTGAAGACGCGATTAAAGCGGCTGTAGAAGACTACAGGAAAAAGCATGATATCGTTGACTGAACCAGCAGCAAACAAGATTAAATCTCAATTAGAACGTAGAGGCAAAGGATTAGGTATTCGTGTAGGTGTTAAAACAACAGGATGTTCTGGCCTTGCCTATGTTCTTGAATTTGTAGATAAAATATTCGAAGGTGATCACATTTTTGAATCAAATGGTGTTCATGTGTATGTAGATGGCAAAAGTATGGCATACTTGAATGGTATAGAAATGGATTGGGTTAGAAATGGTCTTAACGAAGGGTTCGAGTTCCGCAATCCAAACGAACGAGATCGATGTGGATGCGGCGAAAGTTTTAGAGTATGACAAAGTATTGGTCCAGAGAAGATACACAGCACTGGATTGTTCAATTAGAAAATAGAATAGAAGATATTGATTATTATCTAAATCGCACAGTAGAATGGTGCGAAAACAATGGCATTTGGGATAATGAAGATGTTTTTACATTAAGCTTCGTTACAGTTTTATGGGTATGTCATATGCGTAACGAAGATGTAAGTAGAAAAGAAGTCTACGAAATGCTAGGAATTGCTGGTTGGGAAGATTCTGAAGACTTAGTAATGGAACTAGGTAACACTCTTACAGGATTAGACTTTGAACCTATGTTGGAATTTGTTACCAGAAAAATACGAAATTTTTAGTTTATGAAATTTACGCATATTTTAACAAATGGATGTAGTTGGACCTACGGAGATGAATTAGAAAATCCTCGACAACAAGCATGGCCTGCACTGTTAGCTAACAGATTAAAAATACCTTTGGTTAACATAGCTGTAAAAGGATCAGGTAATGATGCTATATGCCGAAGAACTATAGAATATTTGTATCAAAATTTATCAACCAGATCAAAACCATTAGTAATAATAGCATGGAGTCAAATGACTCGTAAGGAAGTATGGGATGAAAAATTTTTAAGTTATCAACCGATAGCATGTATAGATCATAAAAATTTATCTCACACAGAAAAATCTTATTTAGAAAATTGGAATATGTTTGATCATTACACTAGAAATTTGATATCAAAAATTAGTGTGATTTCAGTTTTAGAAAATTTAAATATTCCATATTTTGTCGGCCCTTATGAAAATAGCGAATTGGATTATATTAAGAAAGAAGCAGACGAACAAACTAAACAACAATTTTCAGAAATGAGTAAATCAATTGATAATAATCCTAATGTATGGAAAACTCCGTTAATTGACTATTGCTCAAACACTAGAAAATTTCCAAACGGACACGAAATGCCCGAAGGTCATCAAATTATTTCCAATGTAGTTTTTAATGGATTACTAGAAAGATTTCAATCTGTTGAACATGTAAAAGGACCGTTTTTAACAGCCAAACAATTTAGTCAAGTTAATCGAGATTTCAAACATCAAGGACACAGTTTTCACGATTGGCTAGATTGAAATTCAAATTATTTGACACGAACCAATTTTAGTTATACAATGTTAGTTGTGTATATAACTTTCAAAATTGATCATGTCAATGCACCTTGAAGGACCTTGGCTTTCTACAACTGGTAAGCGCAGAGGCAAACAGAAATTCCGTAATGCTGACGAGGCACGTAAGGCACGTGAATTAGATGCTAGTTGGAAAGAATTACAGAAAAAATATGGTTTAGAGGCAGAAGCTAGAAAAAAGTCTCGTGCTTTAACTTCCGGCACTTATACTCCTCCAAAACCCTATTATCGAGATACTGGTCCACGCCCACCAAGCCTAAATGGAGGTGCTGACATGGCCCCGGCATTGAAGGCTCCGGACAAAGTTTATACCGGTACTAAAATTATCGGTATTGGTACTATGCACAAATCTAATGCTGTGCCCATCTTTTCAGATGATGAGGCGAAAGAGATTAGTAAAATGCGTAGATAATACAGGTGTAAATAAGCTACCAACCTAAAAAGTTGGTCATCCAGCGTAAAGGAGGAAAAAATGATACGCTTAATCAAATTATTACTTGTAGTCCTCGGTCTATCCTTGGTAGGATGGATTGGCTACAAGGCGGTTACTTTTAAATTAGATCCTAACAAGGAAATTAAAATTAAAATGAGTTCTGTTACTGCAGAAGTGCGTAACAAACAACTAGATTGCCTAGCTCGTAATATCTATTACGAAGCCGGAGGAGAGCCTTTTGAGGGAAAGGTAGCAGTAGCACAGGTCACTATTAATCGTATGGAAAGCGGTTTATTTCCAAATGACCTTTGTAAAGTTGTATATCAAAAGAACGTAGTCTACGACAAAGTGTTGTGTCAGTTTAGTTGGTATTGTGAAGGTCCATCTCGTGTACCACCTAAAAATGCGGCCGCATACAGAGAAAGTGAAATTGTGGCTAAACAAGTTTTACTTGAAGGGTTTAGATTGCCCTCTTTAAAAGAAGCACTTTATTTTCATGCGAAACATATTAACCCTAAATGGAAGCGTGAAAAAGTAGCAGTTATTGGTGGTCATATTTTTTACAAATAAAGGAAATAGAAATGAATTTTGGAACTTTGCGTGAAATTGTTAATCTTCGCAGAATGATGGACGGTATTAAAGAAAATATAGCTCGATTGTCTGCCGAAACACTAGGGTGGGTAGCAGTGATCCTAGTTCATTTGGCAACAATTCCTACGCTAGTAGCAATTTTAACAGGGCTCACGGAAAAATTACCGCCAGTTGACATTGTCATTTTAACTTGGTTGGGACTTTTTATGTTTTTTGTAAGATCTGTTATTGCCAAAGATCTGCTAAACATTATTACGATTGGTTTTGGATTCTTTGTCCAAGCTGTGTTAATGGCCCTAATCGTTTTTAAATGAATAAATAATAAAAACATTGAGGAACTCAAAAAATGCCTACAGGATTTCAACAAGACGCTAATCAACTAAGCCCAGATTTTTATAGGGTGGTTATTACTATGAGCGGAGGTACAGGTACTTGGACAGCAGCCAGTCCTGCTAACGGTGCCGTAAATCCCTATAATTGGGATAGCTTTGCTACTCTGCCTACAAGTGATGCTAACAGCCAAAGACTAGCTAGAGGAAACATGCGTTTTCAGGCTATCATTGAAGAAGTATCTAAGTACGCAGATGCTCAAATTATCGACGTAGAAGTTACCAGCGCTGATACAACAAATGCCAACAACGTGCCAACAGCATTGGCATTTACCATTAGATATGACAGGGATGATAATATTTTAGCTTCAGTACGTCAAAGTGTAACAACTTTTACTCCAACTACAGGGGGCGCTGTTACTATTGATACAACTGCCAAAGCTTTACGTTATCTTGTAGTTCAAGGTATTCAACGTGGTAATACTAGTGGTTATAGTCGCAAATGGAATACCTGGAGCTATACTAATCAATCAGGACAAGTAGAACAAATTACTATTCAAAGGCCCGATACCGATGCAGACATCTATGACGATGTCACAGTGTCTGTACTTGACGGGACTGAACTAGTATCTACTGTATAAGGACAAAATGATTTTAGCTTGGCTGTTACTTTTAACCGGCCTCACCATCTCAGCAGTAGCGATCTATTATTCAGTAATCGGATTGGCTGCTATTTTTGCTGCAGCTACAATTCCCATCTATATCATGGGAAGTACACTAGAGGTAGCGAAATTAGTTTGCGCGAGCTGGCTCAAGGCCAATTGGGAAAAATGCCCGTGGTTCATGAAATCATACATGCTGATAGCAGTATTGGTTTTAATGGTAATTACCAGCATGGGTATTTTTGGTTTTCTTAGCAAGGCACACACAGATCAAAATCTCGTTAGCGGCGATGTTTTAGCAAGGATTGCGATCTATGACGAAAAAATTAAAACCGAAAGAGAGAATATTGAAGCTGCTCGTAAGGCTCTTAGCCAAATGGACTCGCAAGTCGATCAACGTCTATCCAGAGGAAACACCGAACAAGGAGCAGAAAGAGCTGCTCAAATGCGTAGACAACAGCAAGCCGAAAGAACAAGATTACAACGTGATATCACAAACTCACAGAATAATATTGCTAAATTACAATCCGAACGAGCTCCCATTGCCGCAGAAGTTCGTAAAATTGAAGCTGAAGTCGGACCAATCAAATACATAGCTAAACTTATCTACGGTGACAATCCAGATCAGAATCTTTTAGAAAAGGCTGTGACCTGGGTTATCATTATGATTGTAGCTGTATTTGATCCGCTGGCAGTTGTTATGTTACTAGCAGCTCAGATGTCGTTTGTTTGGGCACGTGAACAAAAGAAAAAACAAGAAGAGCAGTATCCTACTATAGCAGATTTAGATCGTGAAGTTGGAGAGCCTCCTACAGCAGAGGAAAAGAATGATTTTCTTCCTACTTACGAAGAAATAACTCCTAAAGAAGAGCCTAAAGAACCTGCCCCACATCATCCTGATACACATCCTTATCTCAGACAGGGATTCAAGTATCCAGAAGGATATGAAAAAGTTTCTCCACAGGTCGTTAAACCTGAAGTCACAGAAAAACCTCAAACTGAAGAAGCTCAACAGCCGTTGACAGTTGATACCACTGAAGTTAAAGTAGATGAACCTACTTATAAAATATTGCCTGAATTAGAAGAAGAGTCAAAAAAAAAGACATTCATGATCAAGGAGAACGGGCAACAGATAGTGAAGACAAAATAGTCTACATTCAAAATGCTGAACAGGACGATGGTACTTTATGGCAAAGAGTGATTACTCGATCAAAGTTAGCACCAATTGATAGATTGTATAGAGAATATGGAATTGATCAATTTGTGGGATTAGATGTATCAAATGAAACTGATCAAGAATTTGTAAACTTTGTCAACAGAATAAAAACTTCAGGACCTCAGTTTAGCATATATACACATGAGCAACACGAAAAATTTGCCGATAAAATAGATGAATTACGGAAAAATTAATTTAATTACACCTCCGGATACTCTTTTTAATATGAATCCGGGCTATCTTTTAGTGAAGCCAAGCACTAAATTAAAAGTTCAGTTTCAAACTTTGTTAAGTGCTATAGACGAAGACATAAATGTATATGTATACGATACAGATGAAGCAGATATTGCGTGGATGTTAAACGCTGCCAATAGTGCTGATTGGATTATAATTGACATTGACAATTGTGATCCGGTTACTAAAAACTTTGTAAGTTTGTTGTTATCACAACCCCATACTTATTATATGACTGGAGATGAAATTACTCCATGGGGACTAATAAGTAGAAATAGAATTTACAATTTAGATTGGATTTTAGAGGCTTTTAAGAAAGATGAAGATGAAGATGAAGACGAAGATGATACAGAAGACAGCGAGGACAACAATGAGAGAGGATAATGTTGTAAGATTAACCGGTAGCACCGTTTTTCTCCGTGAAGGTGAAGATATTAACCGGGCTCTTAAAAAGTTCAAAAATAAAGTTGAGGACAGCGGTAAGCTCAAAGATCTTCAAAAGAAAGAATTTTACGAGAAGCCAACCACAGCCCGTAAACGCAAAGCCAGCGCGGCCAAAGCACGTTGGGCAAAAAAGCTCAGAGAGCAAGAACTACCAAAGAAAATGTATTGACAATGTTTTTTAAACCTGTTATAATACAGATATGAAAACTGATATTATGATAGATTTAGAAACACTGGCTACATCTCCAGATGCAGCTATTCTTACAATTGGCGCAGTTAAATTTGATCCGTTCGGTGATGACATTGCTCATCCAGATAGTGAAAAATTTTATGTTAAGGTTGATTTGGATAGTTGCGATAAGATTGGCCTAGTCACTCACGAAGACACTATAAAATGGTGGGCTCAGCAAAGCAAAGAGGCACAGGATGAAGCCTTTAGCACTGATAACAGAATCGACATAGTTGATGCTATGAATCAACTATACAAATTTTGTTGGGGTGCTAAACGTGTTTGGAGTCACGGTGCTGGATTTGACGTTATTATTTGCGAACACATTTATAGAAAAATTCAAAAATCTTGTCCTTGGAATTTTTGGCAAGTTCGAGATACACGAACTCTATTTGACATTGGTATCGATCCTAAAAGACCGCCAGTTCTAAAGCATCATGCTTTAGAAGATGCTTGGAATCAAGCAGTAGGTGTACAAAATGTGTTCAAACGATTAAGAACAGCCAGTAGCATGGACGGTGAACTTTTTAGACCATTAGCAACTACAAAATGAGAATCGAAGACGAAATCAAATTAGATTTTAAGGACGTATTAATCCGTCCTAAGCGCAGTACACTTTCTAGTCGTAGAGAAGTAGATCTACAGAGAACTTATAAGTTTAAACACAGTGGTACAGAATGGACGGGCATTCCTATTATGGCTGCTAATATGGACGGTGTTGGTACCTTTAAAATGGCCGAGGCCTTACAGGAACATGATTTGTTTACTTGTCTAATTAAAAGTTATAATAGTGATATAGAAAACTTTGACTCATTCAGAGTAAATCGTGATAATTATGCTGTTAGCACAGGTACCAGTGATGAAGACTTTCGTAACCTAAATACTATTATTACAGGTATGGGTGCTCAATTTATC